GCCCCCGAAAGGGGGCCCCGGCGCAGTGCAGTATATCCCATACCCTATGGTGGTTGTTCTCCCTTTCCGGGGGAGCACCATTGTTGGGTACGGATTAGAGGGAGTTACCCTCTAGGACCAAAGGAGCTCTGGTGGCCATTGTCCCCCACGACAAAGAGTCGCCCCCTGCCCTGGAATGGGTGGGGTGGTCGGCTCTCCGTAACATCGCTGAGCAACCCCGATTGGGGAACCTCGACGACTAACGGTAGTCATAAGGGATGGATGGGGACGCAGGTAACTACGTCCGAGTCACACCCTGCCTGGAAGAACCGGAAATCCGGTAAACTCCAGGGAGACCTGGGAGGAGATTTCCTAATGCGCAAGCAATATGTTGCCACGCCGGAGACGGCGTGTCAGCGTAGAGCCTCTGCGACATATAAGGATTCTCTCCATACCGGGTTTACGATGCGCGCTAGCTGGGTTGGTGGGGCGATCCCTTCGGGGATTCCCACTAACCCGTTCTCCGGGTTCCAAGACAGCAGCAATGCTGAACTGGATACCTGGGGAGCTAAAGCTATCGCTAACTGTAAACCCGATAACCAGGTTACGAGCGCAACCACGGCTTTGGCCGAACTCTACCACGATGGTCTTCCCCACTTGTTGGGGTCGGCCTTGTGGAAAGATAGGACTTTGTCAGCTAAAAATGCTGGTGAAGACTATCTTAATTACGAGTTTGGTTTCAAGCCGTTGGCTAACGACATCGCGAGCTTTGCTTTCGGTGTCGTTGAATTTGACCGTCTCATGCGTCAATATGAGCGTGATGCGGGCAAGGTTGTTCGTCGTAGGTATAACTTTCCACCTATCGAGAGCACCACATATAGCAAGGTCCTTGACCCTGCCGGTGTTTCATGTATTCCGTGGAATACCGTGTGTGATGTCTCGAACGCGAGGGGAGTAACCTACCTCTCTAGTCGTACTACGACTAAGAGGTGGTTCTCCGGGGCGTTCACGTATTACCTCCCCAAAAGGGGAGGGTTTGATCCATACGTGGACAGAGCTCGACACCTACTCGGTATCGATCTAACCCCTGAGGTTCTTTGGGACCTCACCCCGTGGAGCTGGGCTGTTGATTGGTTTACGAATGCTGGAGATGTCATCTCGAATTTCCAGTCGTTCGCCATCGATGGTCTGGTTATGCATTATGGGTATATTATGGAACATAAAGTTACCAGAAATACCTATTATTACGACGGTCCCTTGACTTCGTGTTTTGGGAGTGCCGCCGCACCTGCGGTGATAACTTTCGTCACTGAGACGAAGGTTCGTCGCAGGGCTAACCCCTATGGGTTCGGACTAACCTGGAGTGGCTTGTCCGCACGCCAGAAGTCCATACTATCCGCGCTGGGATTGACCCGGCTAAGATAGTGATGTACTAATTGCGTCAAACGCCAATGGGGCTGTAGACCACAGCCCTAGGAGTGATGCCTATGGCACTATCCGATCCGCAATCCATCACCATTAATGCGGTGACCACGCCCCTTCCGAGAACCTTTTCGGAGGGAAACGAGTCAGCGTACACTAGTGCTGATGGCCTGTGGAGGTTGTCCCTCAACCATAACCTGGTAAAACAGGGAAGGACGAGGCACCTCCTGCGGTTCGACCACTCGAAGGTGACTCCGGATCCGTATATATCCGCGCAGAATGTGAAGGTCGGTATGGCCATTTATTTGGTCATCGACACTCCACCTGCTGGGTATTCGAATACGGAGATCACTCAGGTGTATACTGGCTTTAAGGGCCTTTATACTGCCTCTTCGGATGCGGTCATCACCAAGCTCATTGGTGGTGAGTCGTAGCGAGGGCGGCGACCCCTACCCGGAGCGCGTTGATCCTGAAAAGGATCACCAATACGTGCTCCGCATGGGTAAGCGTCGTCATCGTGACGATGTGGAATTCAACGAGCTTGACATTAAGATCAAGATTAGCTATAAAACGCTTCTCTTGGTCTTTGTCTTGTTCGACGTTTTCCACAAGATCGTCAACTCGCTTGGTGACTCAGAATGGGTGCAGGGTTTGATCCCTTAGCCCCTGAGCATTAGGCGACAGATAGGGGACTGTGAAGTCCTCACTCGGTGGTACCAGCTGCCTGGCTTTCTGTAACAACGATCGGAGGCTTCCCTCCGAGAAAGGTAGTAACCATTGAAACGGCTACATCAATCTTGGGGGGAGTACATGCCTCCCAACTTGGCCTTCGCGCTGAGAGTTTGCCGGTTCGCTAACGCGGACTGGGTCTCTCGGTTCGGAGGCTCGTTGCGTTACATGGTAGATCTCAATATCCATGAGGCTGTGGATCCGGGTCAGTTGATCCCGATTCACGACCTTGAGGATGGCGAGACTATCCGTGTGACGGATGTGTTGTCACGTCTGCCAGTTGAGGATGTGCAAATCTGCTATTTTGCAGACTAGCATTTACTCTTAGCTGGTTGATGGTGGCATCAGGCTAGGCATTCGTTCACCTTCTCATGAGAGGAGGGACGATGAAAAGGCTGATGTCACTCTGGTCCCGCTTGGCGGAGGAATCCGCCGAGCTATGCTGCACGAGCGCCCGCCGTGACATTAATACCGTCATGGCGCGAGTCGAACATGAGGGGTTGTCGTTTTTAACGATTACCCTACCAGACCTTGGTAAGCTGTTCCAAAGATGGCTTGACCAAGGCGCGGTGTCATCAACTCCAGGCTTCGCTCAGGAGCCTGGAGGAAGTCTCCCCCGATTCCTCGGAGGTTTCTTCCGACGTGTGTTCGACCGTAGTAGTGGCTTGTTGCTCGAGGACCCTTGTACGGACTCCATTCGAGCCATCCGTCAGCTAACGCTGATGTTTGGCAAGATTGAGCTGGAGTGCTCCCAAGCACGAAGGCTAAGGGCCGTTAGGGGTTATCTCGAGTGTGAGCAGGAAGTCCGTTTGTTCGACAATGAACTTTCTGAGAGCGATCTCAGAGAGTTTGTTTCCATGTCGAACATGCTGTATGGACGTGTTTTCACTCAAGTGGATAGAGATATCTACTATGGGTGTCACGTACCACGGCACGGCCCAGGATCTACCGCTGATGGACTTAAGGGAAACCAAAAGTTCCTTCAAGTGGTCTGGACCGAACGTCTCGAAAAAGCCGGCCTCACGGCCGGTGAGAATCTCCTCCCAAACTGGCGCTTTTATGACCAGTTGACAGGAGTTGACTTCCTCGAACCTGGTGCGGAGGTACCTGTAAAGGTTACCCTCGTACCTAAGACGCTGAAGACTCCGAGAGTAATTGCCATGGAGCCGACCTGCATGCAGTATATGCAGCAGGCCATACTTCAGGTGTTGCTCTCGTATCTCGATAAGGATGACTTCCTTTCGAGGGTTATCGGATTTGATGACCAAGTTCCTAACCAGGAGCTTGCTCTTCGCGGTTCGATTGATAACCGAACTGCGACACTCGATTTGAGTGACGCTTCCGATAGAGTCTCTAATCAGCTCGTGAGGGCTATGCTTCATCAGTGGCCTCATTTGTCAGGGGCCGTTGATTCAGCACGCTCTCGTCGGGCAGAGCTTCCGACGGGCGAAGTAATTCGTCTGTCGAAGTTTGCGTCGATGGGTTCAGCACTTTGCTTCCCTTTTGAAGCAATGGTTTTTACAACATTGATCTTCATGGGGATCCAGAGATCGCTCAACACGTCACTTTGCCGCAAAGACCTGAAAAGGTATGCGGACGTGGTGCGTGTCTTTGGCGACGACTTGATCGTCCCCAGGGACCATGTGCTTACCGTTGTCAACTTGCTCGAACATTTCGGTGCTCGAGTAGGGGCCGACAAGAGTTTCTGGACCGGAAGGTTCAGAGAGTCTTGTGGACGGGAGTACTTTAATGGGCACGACGTGTCAATCGTTCGTGTCCGGCAAGCGTTTCCGTCACAACGGCAAGACGCTAGTGAGGTAATTTCATTGGTTTCACTCCGGAACCAACTCTATCTGAGTGGTTACTGGAGCACCGTGAAATGGTTGGATAGTATTATCGGAAGGTTATTGACACACTTTCCGACCATCCAGCCAACTTCCTCACTGCTGGGCAGGGTGAGTTTTCTCGCTCAGGATACAAATTTGTATTCTGGCGAAAGGCTTCACCCACGCCTTCAAAGCCCTATAGTCAAGGGCTTTGTAGTGAAGGCCAAACCCCCGAGAGATCCTCTCGACGGGACTGGTGCCCTTCTCAAGTGTTTGCTTAAGTTGGACACGGGTAGTAGTTTAAGGAGTTCAATCTCCTGCTACCCATCCAGCATTTCTGTCGATGGCCTTGCGGCCATCGATAGATACCCGTCGGAGGCGCGAGCCCCGATGGTTTTAAGCAACCACCTGGAACGTTTTGGTCGTCCCAAGTCGATTAGCATAAAACTTGGGTGGGGATCACCCCTCTAGGGGAGTGGTCGGGGCCAGTTTAACACACTGACCCTGAGGGAGAGTCCGAAGTTCCGGTCTAGCCAGTTAATACCTGGCCGGCCGGTCCTGACGAGCGCGCGACCCTTGTTAAGGGCGGGCTACTCGCTGGACTTTTGCGGTACCGCGAGGTACCGTGGGAGATATACTGCTTCGGCAGTGC